CTTTCTGAATGTAGTATTTGTTCATAAAGATAGACTTGGTGGTGATGATATGTTTTTGAAGATGATTGATAAGTACCCTATCATATTAACTGAAACAAGTCAAGCAAAAAATTTAATCAGTATAAAACAAAAAGCATTAGCAGTAGGTGACGTAGAAGTACCTATTGATGTTGACGGTACAATACGAAAATTACCACTTGACAATTCTGTTCCAAGTGTTATAATGAAGGTCATAAAGTTTCCTATACCAAATCAACATGATATATGGATTGATTTTAGACACAATATAACTAGAATAGATTACGTAGATAAAGATTGGTCAGCTATGAAAGGTAAGATAGTTCTTATTGGTACAACTTTTCAAGGTTCTACTTTTGTTCTCACACCAGATGGTCTAAAGAATACACACGAGATAATGGCATTGTCAACAGAAACTTTACTATCAGGTAAGTTTATAACTAGACCAGATTGGATTATATACGTAGAGTTTGCTGTGATGATTATAGGAATGGGCCTATTCATATTATTGATACCTAGACTTGGTATAGTAATGTCACTTGTGCCATTTATACTATACAACATATTAATCATATTGTCAAGTTTTTATTTATTTAAGTCATATTTGTACTTGACAAATTGGTTATATCCTGTTATAATGGGCTGTATAATATTCTCACATTTAATATACAATAATTTTATTAGAGAGAATAGATTAAAATTACAAATTAAAAAACAATTTGAACATTATCTTTCGCCAGATATGGTCAAGAAATTACAAGATAATCCTAGTCTATTAAAACTAGGTGGCGAAACAAGAGAGTTAACTTTTCTATTCTGTGACATAAGAGGGTTTACTACTATATCAGAAAAATATCAAAAGAAACCACAGGAATTAACAAAACTTATCAATGCATTTCTAACACCAATGACTAATATTATTCTAAAGTCAGGTGGGACAATTGATAAATATATGGGAGATTGTATCATGGCGTTTTGGAACGCACCACTTGACTGTCCTAATCATCAGCATAAAGCAATTATAGCTGCTAAGATTATGAGAGAAACTATGCGAAAATTGAACTTAGGTTTTAAAATAGGCATTGGTATTAATAGTGGTAAAGCAGTTGTGGGTAACATGGGAAGCAATCAAAGATTTGATTATTCAGTACTAGGTGACGCAGTTAACTTAGCGAGTAGATTAGAGGGACAAAGTAAAGAATTTAACACAACAATTGTAGTAGGTGAAGACACATACAAAGAGGCAAAAGAGTTACATAAAAGAATGTACAAATTAGGTAGGGTAACTGTCAAGGGTAAATCTAATAAAGTTAAAATATATTCAATAAAATGATAAAAGATTTTTTAAAAGAAACACAAAAAGAACAAAAAGAACTAGATGAATGTAGAAAAGAAGCATTTAGACAAAGAGATGAAAGAAAAAAAACTGAATCAGAAAGAATGCAAGAGGAGTTGGAACCAATAGGTATACTCAAACGTGGCAGGACTTCCTGGGCGATGGACGTCAATTTCCGATTTCCAAGAGGAGATTGGAAGCAGTAGGATAATAGACGAATATGTTAAAAGACAGACGAATAGACCCAGAGATAGACGAAGGAACACAAAAGTTCTTTAATAAACTCATATTGATTTTAATAGTTCTTAATGTACTCATAGGTGTTCCAACAATATATGATATATATTTTTATGAACATACACCAAAGGTATATAGAGATACATCAACAATACAAACAAACGAGATATAAATAATAGAAAGTTATGAGAACACTAATTAGAACAATATTTGGACTTGTTATCATATTATATAATACTGTCACATATGCTGGACCCGAAGGTTTACAAAACTATCCTTGGACACTACAACATGCACCCATATGGTGTGGTCCTTTAGATATAGTTAATCAAGCATTAGAAAAAGAAGGTTATGAAGAGATAGAAATAGCAGTTGGTAGAACAGCAGCATTACCAACAGGCGATATTGTTTACGCTGTAATAACTTATATATCAAAAGACACCGAAGGACACATTATAAGAACAATGGAAACACCTGAACAACAAGAGAAGTGTATATTGAATGTGTTATTTGATTATACTGTTGTTGAATCAAAACCAAAACCATCAAATTAATATGAGCGATAATACAGAAATAAAAATAGATATAGAATCTTTAAAGAAAGATGTAGAAAATGTTAATAATATTCAAGGCCGTTTAGATACGGCTATTGATAAATTAACAGATGTTTCCACATCTATAAAATCTATGCTGGCTGTACACGAGGAAAAAATTGAAAGAAGCGAAAAGATAGATGAAGTTATTTTTGAAAAACTAAAAGATAGAGCAGAGGCTTTAACTGACGTTTATAGAGAATTAAAGAAAGATATTGAGATGACTGAAAAAAGATTATTAATCGAAGTCAAGTCATTAAAGAACGATATAAACGCTAGAGTGGGCGTGTTAGAGAGATATAAATGGATTATATTAGGTGGGTCTATTGTAATTGGGTTTATATTGTCTAAAAATTTTGCTACTATTATAAGAATGTTGTCAAATTAGACTTGACTTTTGGACTAATATATAGTATATTAGTAATTGTATTATGTCCAGTTATATTGATCTTAAATTTATTAGTAATCTAAAATCGAGGTTAAGTCATTTTAGACAAAAGAATGACTACTTGTTTAATTTTAGATGCCCTCATTGTGGAGACTCAAAAAAGTCGAAACTAAAAACTAGAGCATATCTATATAGAGTTAAAAATGATATGTTCTTTAAATGTCATAACTGTGGCGAAGGTCAAAACTTAGCAAACTTTATTAAGTTTTTAGATCCAAAATTATATTCTAAATATCTATTAGAAAGATATAAGAAATCGGCTCCAGCGACACCGATGCCGAAGTTTGATTTTACACCTGTGAAGTTTAAAGATCAAACAATACTTGACGACTTGAAAAGTATTAGTCAATTAGATGATAAACACCCAGCAAAACAATATGTTCTCAATAGAAAAATACCTGTTGAGTTTTTTAAGAAACTATATTTTTGTGATAAGTTTGGTCAATTAGTTAATCAGGTAAAACCTAATACCTATAAATCAACTAAAGACCATCCAAGATTAATTATACCTTTTTATGATACGGCCGGAAAGGCTTTTGCTTTTCAAGGTCGAGCCTTTGGAAAAGAACAACCAAAATACTTAACGGTAAAATTAGATGAAGATAAGCAAAAAATTTATGGTTTGGAAAGAGTTAACTTTCAACGACAGGTTTATATCGTTGAAGGTCCGATTGATAGTTTATTTATTGATAATTGTTTGGCAGCTGGTGGTGCAGATTTAATATTAAAAAACAAAATACCAAACGAACAAATCACATACATATATGATAACGAACCAAGGAACAAAGAGATTATAAAAAGAATGTATGATGTTATTGAAAAAGATTACAACTTGGTCGTGTGGCCTAGTGATCTGCGACACAAAGACATCAATGATATGATATTAGCAGGGTTGACAAAACTCCAAATTAGTGATATTATAAGTACCAATACATATTCAAAACTATCCGCACTAACTAAATTAAACGACTACAAAAAAATATAGGAGATCAATGACTGACGCAAAGATTTATGTTATCAAACGAGGTGAACGAGGCAAAGAGTCATTAAATATTGAAAAAATCCATGAGATGATGGAGTATGCAGTCGAAGGTATAACAGGTGTATCATCATCACAAGTTGAGATGAAAAGTGGACTACAATTTTTCGATGGAATTAATACAGACGACATACAACAAATTCTAGTAAAGTCAGCAGCAGATTTAATTTCTTTAGAAACTCCTAACTATCAATACGTTGCGGCAAGATTACTTCTATACAGTTTAAGAAAACAAGTTATAGGAAGATTGTGGGACCACCCACACATTTATGACCATGCTAAGGCAGCTGTTAATAAAAAACTTTATGATCCTGATTTACTAGTGAGATATCAAAAGAAAGATTTTGATAGAATGGAAAATTGGGTTAACCACGAAAGAGATTATACTTTCACTTACGCTGGGTTAAGACAAGTAATTGACAAATATTTAGTACAAGATAGAGCAACTGGTCAGGTATTCGAAACACCACAGTTTATGTATATGATGATTGCTGCATCTATCTTTATGAACTATCCAAAAGAACATAGAATGACTTATGTTAAAAAATATTATGACGCAATTTCACAATTTAAAATTAATATTCCAACGCCTGTTATGGCAGGTGTACGTACTCCTCTCAAACAGTATGCAAGTTGTGTGTTGGTTGATATTGATGATACTTTACCTAGTATTTTTACTGGTGATATGGCTATTGGACGTTATGTTGCACAAAGGGCTGGTATTGGTATTAACGCTGGTAGAATACGAGGCATCAATGCGAGGATACGAGGAGGTGAAGTACAACACACCGGAGTTATTCCTTTCCTTAAAAAATTTGAGGCAACAGTTAAGTGCTGCACTCAAAACGGAGTACGAGGAGGTTCGGCAACAGTCCACTTCCCAATTTGGCACCAAGAGATAGAAGACATCATTGTACTTAAAAATAATAAAGGTTCAGAAGACAATAGAGTTAGAAAATTAGATTATTCAATTCAAATATCAAAACTATTTTATGAAAGATTTATACAAGAAGGTGAAATAACTTTATTCTCACCCCATGAAGTACCTGAACTCTATGAAGCTTGGGGATCACCTGAGTTTGATGATCTATACATAAAGGCAGAAAGAAAAACATCTATTAAGAAAAAGAAAATATCTGCACAAGGCTTATTTTTTGACATTTTAAAAGAAAGAGCTGAAACAGGTAGAATTTATATTATGAATATAGATCATTGTAACACTCACTCATCATTTAAAGATAGAATTTATATGTCAAATCTATGCCAAGAGATTACTCTACCAACAGATCCTTTACAACATATAGATGGTAAGGGTGAAATTGCTCTTTGTATTTTATCAGCAATCAATGTGGGTATTATAAATGAAAAAGAAGAATTAGAAGAATTGTGCGAGTTAACTGTTAGAGGATTAGATGAAATAATAGATCATCAACGGTATCCAGTACATGCAGCTGAAATATCTACAAAAGCAAGAAGAAGTTTAGGTATAGGTTATATCGGACTTGCTCACTATCTTGCTAAAAAAGGTTACTCATACGAACAAAAGATGGGTTGGAAAGAAGTAGATAAACTAACAGAAGCATTTCAATATTATCTATTAAAAGCTAGTAACACACTTGCTAAAGAAAAAGGTAAATGTGAATACTTCCATAGAACAAAATATTCAGATGGTATCTTACCAATAGACACTTACAAAAAAGAGGTAGACGAGGTTGTAACCAGAAATCTAACTTATGATTGGGAGAGTTTAAGGAAAGACATTAAAGAGCACGGACTCAGACATAGTACACTCTCTGCTCAAATGCCATCTGAATCCTCTAGTGTGGTTTCAAATGCTACTAACGGTATTGAACCACCTAGAGATTATTTAAGTATAAAAAAATCTAAAAAAGGTCCATTAAAACAAGTTGTACCAGAATATAAGAAGTTAAAAGAAGATTATACATTAATGTGGGATATGAAATCAAATGAAGGTTATATTAATGTAGTAGCAATAATGCAGAAGTATTTTGACCAAGCGATAAGTGGTAACTGGTCATACAATCCAGAACACTTTGAAGATAACCAAGTACCAATATCTCAAATGGCACAAGACCTACTAACCACGTATAGATTGGGTTGGAAAACTTCTTATTATCAAAATACATATGACGCTAAAAAAGATATTGACGAACCTGCACACCCAATAGGATTTGTAGATAACGTACCTGAAGATAAATCCAAAGATGCAGAGGGCGCCGATTGTGACGCCTGTGCAATTTAATAGAGTAATAAATAGAATAAAATGGCAAGAACAGTTTTTAATAAATCTAAAGACGTAAACTTTTTAAAGAATCCTATGTTCTTTGGAGAAGACTTAGGATTACAAAGATATGATAGTATGAAATATCCTATCTTTGATAAGTTAACTCAACAGCAACTAGGTTATTTTTGGAGACCAGAAGAAGTTTCTTTACAAAAAGATAGAAACGACTACCAAGAATTAACTAAACAACAAAAGAGTATATTTACATCAAATCTAAAATATCAAACTATGTTAGATAGCGTACAAGGTCGTGGCCCATGTCTAGCATTCTTACCATTTGTATCATTACCTGAACTAGAAGGTTGTATTGTAACATGGGATTTTATGGAAACAATTCACAGTAGAAGTTATACATACATTATTAAGAATTTATATTCAAATCCATCAGATGTTTTTGATACAGTTCTACAAGACGAGAAAATCGAAAAGAGAGCTAATTCAGTTACAAAAGCTTATGATGAGTTAATTGAAATTGGTTATAAGTATCATATAGACAAAACAAAGGTTGATGAGTATGAACTAAAGAAAAAATTATGGAAAGCTTTAATTACTGTTAATGTATTAGAAGGATTGAGATTTTATGTATCATTTGCATGTTCGTTTGCGTTTGGTGAACTAAAACTATTAGAGGGTTCAGCAAAGATTATATCCTTTATCGCTAGAGATGAAAGTCAACACTTGGCTATATCTCAAAAAATAATAAACAACTATAAAGACGTTGAAAAAGATAAAGTAATGGATAGAGTAATTAAAGACACAGAAAAAGAAGTGTATACCATATATGATGACGCTGTACAAGAAGAAAAACGATGGGCAACTTATCTATTCTCTCAAGGATCAATGATTGGATTGTCAGAAAAACTATTACATCAATTTGTAGAATACATGGCGAATAGAAGAATGAGAGCAATTGGATTAACTCCAACATACAATCAAAAAACAAATCCACTACCTTGGGTTGACCATTGGTTAAATAGTAGATCATCACAAAATGCCCCACAAGAAACAGAAATTGAAAGTTATGTTATTGGTGGAATTAAACAAGACGTTACAAAAGATCAATTTAAAAAGTTCAAATTATAATGGAAAAAGTACCAAAACTTTGCACTAACTGCACTACTAACTATACTATAATCTGGGATAAAGAGGAACAAGACCTTGAACCTTTAACTTGTCCATTTTGTGGATATGAAGTAGAGGAGGATTCTGATATTGACATACCTGAAGAAGCCGAAGACGATAGTTGGAATTGATTATAGTTTAAATAGTCCAGCTATTTGTATAACAGATAGTAGTTTTGAATTTGAAAAATGTAGTTTTCATTTCTTAACACGTAAGAAGAAACATATTTGTAACTTTGGTAATAACATATTTGGTTATGAGCATTTAGAATATAATACACCCATAGAGAGATTTTCTCAAATTTCAGATTGGGTCTTTTCAATAATCAATAAAGTTAGTAATCCAAAAGTTTTTATAGAAGGATACTCGTTTGGTTCTAAAGGTCAAGCAGTATTTCAAATTGCCGAGAATTGTGGTATCTTAAAATATAGACTACAATTAGCAGAGATTGAATATAATACTGTTGTACCTAGTGTTGTTAAGAAGTTTGCGACAAGTAAAGGTAATGCTGACAAACAACTTATGTATGATAGTTTCAAAGAATACACAAAAGTTGACTTGATGAAAAAGTTTGATATGGAGAAGTTAAACAATCCGGTAACAGATATCGTAGATAGTTACTATATTGCTAAAGTTGGTTATGAAAATAGTATTAATAACATCTAAATAACTCCGAAGAATCAATAGAACTAAAGTTTGTTCTATCTTTGTTCTTTCTAATCATCAAAAAACCTAGTAAAATAAGGGCAAATTAGACCTTGACTTTATGCTATATCCTGATATTATAATAGTATATGACAACAAAAAATACTATGAAAAACGAAGAACAAAATTTGAATTATAATAACACTAACAAAAAGGATAATACACTATGTCAAAAGTAAAACAATATATAGAAACATCAGTAGAGAACGCTGTTGATAAGATCGTTTTCAAAATGAAAGACGGTCAGATTGATCTAACAACTGCTGTCGCAGAAGTTAAGAAACTTGATAACCTAGAAATGGTAGGTATCACAGAAGACAATGTTGAAGAAGTATTACTTACAGAAAGTAAATCGTAATGAGTATTGAAAACAAGATTGACGCATTTAAAAAAATGATTGATGGTCCTTACCACTTTGGTAAATTTGATAAAGACATACTTACTTTATCTTTTCAAGGTATCGAAGATAGTCAAATCATCAAAAAACTAAAAATTAAATCTTCATATTTTAAACAAAGAAGAAAAACACTATTTAATAGATTTAAGAATGAATATTTAGAAAATGAAAAACAAAAAGAAATCAGAGAAATGAATAGTCTAGTTTGGGGAAAAGCAATATATGATGGGAGAGTAAAATAATGAGTAAAACTTTTAACGTTTGTTATTTAAGAGAATATAGAGACCCTGAGAACGAGGCTGAAACATTTAATCTATACGAAACTATATACAGAAATGTACCTATGAAGTATCTTAATAAATTTTCTAATAAAGATTTAAAAATGAAGATGTTAAAACATTGCGATTGGAACTATAAAGAGACTGCAAAGAATTTTGAAAATGTAACTAATATTGATATAGTTATGGAAAAAGAATATTACACTTCATTTGCAGATGTGTATGGTGATGTAATGAGTAAAGATGAGTATAAGACACAAAAATTACATATGTGGCACGACTATGGTCAGCAGTATGATAGATCAAGTTTAAGAAAAGACTTTAATTCTAAATTAACAAAGAGTAAAGTTTACTCTTATAACGGAAAGAAATGTCACTAATGGATTTAGAACACGGACTTTTGCTAGGATTTATAGGTTGTACGGTAACAATAGTAGGTTTTACTATTGCTTATATGATTGCAATGTATAACCATAAAAAACAAAATAAAAAAGAAGAAACTAACCCTTTAAAAGATTATTTAAAAAGTATGCAAGTAGGTTGGAAAGGTGATGATTGCGAATGAAGTATAACGAAGAAAAAATTATAAAAGAAATAGGCGATTATATTCAATCAACTTATGGTCAACATTATAGTACAACCGAAGACGGTTTTCAAGTACAAGATATGTTAAGACAATTAAATATTGATAAAGATTTCTGCCAAGCAAATGCAATTAAATATTTGTGCAGATATGGTAAGAAAGATGGTAAGAATAGAAAAGATTTATTAAAAGCTGTTCATTATGTAATTTTATTAATGAGTAGTGAAGATAAAGCAGCAAAAGAAAAAGAACTAATAGAAATTGAGGAAAGAAATGGATTCTAAATTGAACAATAAAGTAGATATACTTAAATATGGCGATCTGGATTTACCGGTAACTGATTGTAAAGTTTGTTTTACCAATAAATTTGGAAAAAAATATAATGTTGAATTAACACGTTTAATCCAAGTATTTAATAATAACATATGGGAGAATAGTAAAAGTGTCAAATAAAGATAATAACAAATTACAAGAAGCATTTGATGATCTGTATAAGCATACACTTATGTTGGGTTTACAATATAATTGGGAAGTAATTGCTGCTACATTAATTACAATAGGATTAAGATTGTATAAAACAGTACTAAATGATGAGGACTATGAGTCTATGATGAAAACAATAATTAAAAGTATACCAAAAATAGAAAAATTTGAAGATACAACATTACATTAACAAAAAGGATAACTATGATAATAAGACTAGTATTTGAACCCGAGAAAAATGTAAACGTGAACCATGATAAAATGTTTGAATTTTATTCTCAAAACTATCTAAGCGATTTTGATACTGTTTGGGGTGGTAGTATTATGATAGATAACTTTTCTAAAAAACATTATAAACAAGAACCATGCTATCAAAGATACGTTCCAAGTGTTAGAGGTACACAAGAACTTTTTGATAAAATTGTAAAATATATTAAATCGAATCCACTGGCTGGATATACTACACACATATATTCAAATCCAGAAGGTGGTAACGAGGTAGAATTAGAACTAATACAAAAGAGAGGACAATAATGTTGATATACGGAAGAACACCAGATGACTATAAAACATTGATTAAATCAAAGAAAAAATTAATACTCTTAGCCCTCGTATTATTGATATTATATGGGGTATCTACTATTGAATCAAGGGTGAAATGCTCGCTCAGCGATCTCTCAGCGGTGGAAAAGATAGTAAAATAAGGGGTTTTTAAGGGGTTGACTTTTATATCAACTCCTGATACAATTAAGACAAGATTAACAACTAACAAAGGACAATAATATATGATGTACACAAAAGAACTAATATTTAACGAGTTTAAAGAAGTGACTAAAAAAGATCAAAGTAAGAAGAAAGAGACCTATACCCACCGTATCGCTTATCTTTCCGCTTTAAAAGAAGATATGATTAAAGTACCTAAACACTTTAGTAATATTTCAATTAAACCAAAACAACTACAAAATTTGATTGATGACTGGTCCGCTCCAAATCCACGTGACGCAACGTATATGAGAGTTTTCGGTATGACATACGCTGAGAAAAAAGCAGAAGAAGAAGCTGAGTATTATGACTTGACTAAAAAAGAAAAAGTATATACTCAGAAAAAAGTAGATAAAGAAAAAACAATCCAATAAACTAAAGAGAGAAATATGAAAACATTAATGTTAATGACAATACTAGTAATTATGACAGCCACAATGGTGAAGTCCGAAGAAACAATAGATGTTAAAGCAAAAAACTTTATTGTTAAAGAATGGACAGATACTAAAGAGTATCAAAAAAAACAATGGCAAAACGGTAAAGATCAAACTTCTAAAACGTGGATTAAAATTAAATCATTTTTTAGTGGAGAACAAGATGCCTAATTCATACACGGTAACAAACTTGAAGACTAGAAAAAAAGAAATAGAAGAAGAACTTCAGTTTAAAAAACCAATTGTGAAATTAGAAGATGAACTTTATGAAATCAACGATACTTTAAAAAAATTAGGAATACAGAATGAGAATACTACTACTATTAGTAATTAGTTTATTGATAACTAATTGCGCAGCCAACAGATCCCAGGTAGGCGCCACGTTAGGTGCAACTACTACTACAGGTTCCTGTGTTGCTTTAGGTGTTGAAAATCCCTATGCGATTGCTGCTTGTGCTGTATCAGGTGCATTTATAGGTGCAGAGATTATGTATAAATCAGATTATGATGTACACAATGCAGTATTCGTAGATCATTTAAACACAGGTACTAGTACATCATCTTATACAAATTGGTATAATTCGAAGACAGGTAATAGTGGTATTATTAAAACTACTAGCTCATATTTGAAAGGACCAATTAAGTGTAAAGATTATAGTGCAACAGTAGATATTACAAATAACTGGCCATTGGTCGGTGTTGGTGGAATTAATAGAAATACTATATTTGGAGTTGCGTGTCAAATGCCAGATGGTAGATGGGTGGAACATAAATGAAAAAAATAATTATAGTAATAGGTGTACTTCTTTTAATATCATTTGGTATTGAAAAACTATATTCGGCAGAAGTTGAAGGAGTAACAGACGACTTATCAGGAAAAACTTCTAAAGTAATCGCTGTGATTGAGGGTGATACCATTATTCTCAGTGATGGAACTAGAATACAAGAATCAGAATTTAATTCTACACTTGATAAAGCTGAAAAGATACTAGACAAATTAGAGAAGATTGAAATTGCCAAAGGTAAAGTGTATTATGACAAAATTGATATAATCGAACCAAGTAAAGTTAATGACCAATACTGTTTTATAAAAGTAGTTATAACACAAAAAGGGGATAGTTTGATTAAGGAAGAAGTCATGGAGTGTGCTGACGGTCGTAAAAGATTTGATGGACCAAGTTATTGGGAACTATTTGCTCAATTTTATTATAGAGATATAAGTGCTCCAGAATATTGTCGACAGTATAGTCGACCTAAACACGTTTTTAAAGCATTCGGAAAGACTTGTTTACAAACTAATGGCGAATGGGAGGTACAATAATGATAAGAAACGTAATAATACTTGTTTTATTGTCAGTAATAGTGTTTGATATAACAGGGGCAGAGTTTTTAGATTATATCAGTTTAGCACTTGACAAAGCGCAAGATTTAGTATATAATGTAAAAAGTGAGGTTAATTAAATTATGAATAAGATGATGAAAATGACGATGGTTGTAGTAACAGGCCTATTAGTGGCTAACTGTTCTTCAACTTATAAGATGAAGACGGAGCAAGGTAAATTGTTAGATCACGTACCGAAGTGGTATGTTGCTGACTTTTCAGAAAGTAAAGCGTGTGATACACCAATGTTTGGTACTGACAAAGATAAAATGTGTATCTTTGGTGTAGGTACAGCAGTATCTCCAGACTTAAATTTAGCAATAGAAAAAGGCATGATGATTGCCAAGGCTGAATTGGCTGATATAATTAAAGGCGAAATGAATAAATCGTCTAAACAATTTATCACCGAATTAGGTAAAACTAATCAAAAAACTACTGTGTCTGAGGTTGAGTTGACAATTATCAACATGATTAAAGAAACACCAGTAAGAGGTTATGAAATCTTTGCTAAAGATATCGCAATAACAAAAGAAGGTTATTACAGAGCGTGGATTGGTTTAAGATTACCAATGGGTGAATATAATAAAATGTATAACTTTACAATTGCTGAAGCAGTTGATGCATATAATGTTAAAGAAAAAGCAAACATTGCTTATGAAAACTTAATAGGTAAAAATGATGGAAATAGTACTATACAGTAAATTAAACTGTCAATTTTGTAATAAGGCCAAACATATGATTAAATCACTTGGCCTTAAATACACAGAAAAAAAGATGGAAGATTTTGAATCACCACAGGCGATGTTAGAAGACATAGGTAAACCTGTAAGAACTATGCCACAAATTAAAATTGATGATAAATTAATTGGTGGTTATAATCAATTAATAGAATATTTTATGGTAAAAGGTAGAGTAAACTTTAAAGGTGAAATTATTAGTGAGTAAAGATAACGGGAATGTTATAATGTTTCCTACAAATAAAATTGTAAGAAAGACTAAAATTAGTCCTCCAAAAGACGAGAAGTTGTTAAAAAAATTGAAAGATCAACAAACAAAACAATTTGTAGAAACTTCAGTTGATGATATTAGTATGGGATTATTAAGACAGTTTTATGATATGGCTATTAAAACAGGTAATCATAACTTTACAAAAGACTTTGCTTTGTTAGTTGATGTTATGAGAGGGTTAATATATAGAGATTTTGGTATTAAACACCCAGCTCAAATGTTATCGGATAAGTTAGTAGAGTTAAAAGTTACTAAAGATGCCACACAATCAGCAAGAATTGATTATATGAAAATATTAGAAGCAAAACATAAGGTCCATAATCCTTTAAGTAAAGAACTTAAAGAAGAATTAAAAGAGTTCAAAGATCAAGCTGACAGCTTGTTTGAAGGAGACGACATAAATGATTAAACAAAATTCCCAAGGAATCGCCTTTGCAGGTTGTAAAATAGTTTTATTAACACAAATAAACAAAGGAAATATATAATATGTTTAAAACATTAAAAAACCTATTTGGTAAAGATGAGTTAGTGAAAGTAGAAGTAGCTAAAAGAACTGTAGTGGAAACTAGAGGCAGAAAATCTTTGTCAAAAAAACAAAAACTGTTAAACCTTTTATTAAAAGGTAACAATGTTGCTTGGACATCTATTCAAAAACAATTTGATTTAGAGTCTCCAAGATCAATGATTGACACTTTAAGAGCTGAAGGTCATATGATTTATGGCAATAGAGTAAGTGGTAAAAAATTCTACAGAATGGGAACTCCAACAAGAGCTATCATTGCTGCTGGTATTCAAGCGTTATACGGAACTAAATTCAAGTATGACAACCACACGGTTTCTGTAAAGAAATCTGATCTTATTGCACTTGACGCATAAACAATCTATCGAGGTGGGGGGTTTATCTCCCCATCTTGGCTTTTCCAAATGACATTTACAGATGGATTATTACTTGGTATTATTGGTTTGTTAGTCACAGTAACACTTGCTATGATTGCACTCATACTAGGTTCAAACCACATTAAAAGTATTGAAACGGAAAAACAAGAAGAAATTAGAAAAAAAAAATTTACCATATGATTTTAAAAAATGATTGATAAACTAATAATAGATCAAATAGAACAACAAACTGTAGACAACAATGTTGCTGTTTTGTTATCTGGCGGTGTAGATAGTTTATCTGTTGCTTTTGCTGCTCATAGAATGGGTAAAAAGATAACTGCATATACATTTCATTTACAAGATCAGCCCTCATATGACGCTACAAAGGCCGCTGAAGTGGCAAAACTAATGGGTTGGGACTATAATATCATAGTAGTACCTACAAACAATTTACAAAAAGATTTTCAAAGATTAGTAAAAGAAGTAAGATGTAAAAAGAAAACACATTTTGAATGCTGTTTTCCTTTTCTATACGTCTATCCAGAAATACAAGAACAGGTAGTATTAAGTGGTTGGGCAGCTGATGGTTATTATGGTATATCTAAAAAGGCCATGATACATTATGGTCCAGGTAAATCAAAAGAAAAATTTGATGAGTTTAGAGATAATTACTTTGATATAAACAATCAAGCAGGGTATCTATGGCATGAATTGATTGCTAGAAACAATAAGAAACAACTTATTACACCATATCTATCATTAACTGTCAAGGATTTCTTTTATAATATGACATGGGAAGAAGTAAACAAACCATTTCAAAAACATCATGTAGTTACAGCATTTGAAGAATTTAAAAAATTTAAATTTAAGAAACATATCAATTTACAGTTAGGCGCTGGTGTGGACAAATTATTTGAAACCCTAATTGATGATAAATTTATTAATTTTAAATTTAGAAAACGAGTAATGGACATATGTAGAGATTGGTCTAAAATGTCAGACTCGATAGGAACTTTGGATAACTAATGCCAGGAATATACATAACACAACCAATGAGAGAAATGAATAACATAATCAAGGTTGGAACCGTGACAGATAGAGATTCAGCTGATGGTAGATTACAGAGTTTATGGGACAAACATTATTATCCTTTAAGTATCAAAGACATTAGAAAACAAAAAGTAATTCCAGTAAAAAAAGGTCATCCATCATATAAAATCTTAAATAAAAAATGTAGAGATTTTGAAAAAATGGTTAAAAACTTTTTTGTAGATAAGAAGGTTAAAGTAATGAATGATGCTCATTTAAGAATTGTAAACATGAACAATGAAACAGTAGGTCACTATGATAGAACAATCTTAAACAATGGTGGTTCTGATTTTTTATTACTAAATGAAAAAGAACTTAAAAAGTTAGATATATTATTTGACCATACAGCAGGGGAGTTAGAAAAATACTTATGATATTAGTAGATTTAAACCAAGTATTAATTTCAAACTTAATGGCTCAAACACGAGGCATGGTAGATGAACTACCTGATAAATCTATGCTTAGACATATGGTACTAAACTCATTACGAGGATACAATCTAAAGTTTAAACACGAGTATGGTACGATCATACTATGTGCTGACGGCGCTAATCCTTGGCGTAGAGGTATATTCCCTAACTATAAACACTCCAGACGAAAAGGTAGAGAAGAAGATACAAAAGATTGGTCAAGCCTGTTTAAAATGATTGGAGAGATCAGAGAAGAACTTGCTCAAAACTTCCCATACATAACTTTACACATAGACGGTGTAGAAGCTGACGATATAATCGCTGTACTTGTCAAAGAAAATTATACTAAAGAAAAAATAATGATTGTTTCTGGTGATAAAGATTTTATACAACTACACAAATATGAAGGTGTAAAACAATATGCGCCTATACAAAAAAAGTTTGTAGAAGACCCGGATCCAGTTAAATTCTTACATGAGCAGATTATTAAGGGTGATAGATCAGATGGTGTACCAAACATATTAAGTGCTGATAACGTATTCTTAATAAAAGAAAAACAAAGACCCATAAATAAGAAAAGACTAGCGGAATGGGCAGACATTGAGAACATACCACTAGGTTCAGAAACTAAAAAGTATTATGAACGAAATAAGAAACTAATAGACTTGGGTGAAATTCCAGGTCATATATATAGTGATATAAAAACTAAATATGATAACTATAAAGTAAATAATAGGACGCTGTTATTAACGTACTTTATAGAAAACAAACTAAAGACATTAATTGAAAATATAAATGACTTTTAATAACATGCATGGAGAAATATAATGGCTGAAATAAAACAAAATCCACATCTCATTTCTAAAAGAGCTATGGAAAATATGAGTTCAACTAGAGGTTCACAACAACTTTTAGTAAGTGAAATCTTTTTAAAGATAAATAACGCAAAAGATAAACCAAAGAAGATAGAAATTTTGAAGCAGTACAATACCGCTGCAATAAAACAACTATTGAAAGGTTGCTTTGATCCTAACATAGAATGGGATTTACCAGAAGGAACACCACCCTTTATTGAAAATGAGGCGCCAGAAGGAACAGAACACTCTATTTTAATGAACGAGTATAAAAGATTATGGCGTTTTGTTAAAGGAGCTGATACTTCAACTAATAAACTACAAAAAGAAACTATGTTTATTCAGATGTTAGAAGGCTTATCTTCACAAGAAGCAAAGGTTTTAATAGATGTTAAGAACAAATGTTTAAATAAAACTTACAAAGGGTTGACTGCAGATATGGTTAAAGAAGCCTTTGGTTGGAATGAACAATTTATCACTCCAACAGTTATAGAAACTGCCGGAATATAACGAATCGAACTAAAACAAGGGGTGTGACATTCTGTTCACCCTTTGTTCCCTCCAAAATCATTGAGTTTTCTACGATTTTAACGCAAAATACTTGTTGACTTTCAGTCTATTATGGTGTATTATATAAATATGAAAGAGAGGATATTATGAATAAGTTTTTGATAACACTAACAATAGTTTTAGCTACATTATGGATTGGTCTAACAAGTTTTATGAACTCTGTTATGGCTGACGAGTACAACGAGGCTGTAATTGGTCATGTTATACAATCTAAGGTAAATGGTATCAATGTTGATACTAGTAAACTATTAGAATATGAAATGCAGAAGTTGGCACATACATTTGCCATTGAATCGCTTACCTTACTACAAGCGTATTTACCTGCAATCTTGGATGCTATATCCACCGATTTGAGATTACAAGCTGACTTACAATACAAATGTAAATTACTTGAAGATACTGATATAAAAGACGATTGTAAATAATATTATATTATATGTTAATAAACTCAATAAAGGAAACATTAATTACAATGAGCGATAGAATAAAAGTTAAAAAAATCTTAAAGAGGGAATTGTTAACAAGAAAAAAATATAAAACAACTTATAAAGATATTAAATATTATTTCAACCTAATCAACAAGGCTGTATTTAAAAATGTATTGTCACCTTTTAATGATATTCAAATTAAGACTATTAGAGACCCTAAAATTAAATGTATGGGTCAAGTAGTAGTTTGGGAATGGAAGAGAAAAGGAACTAGAGTCTTCTATTTAGAAATGCTACCAGAATATTATAATAAAAAAGAATTTGTGGACACTTTAGGACATGAAATGGTGCATCTATATCAAATGGCTAATGTAGGTAATACTGGTAGTCACAATAAATTATTTTATAGTTTCCGACCAAAGTTAAATGCAATTGGCCTTGAGTTATAACTGAAAGATATATTATGAATGAAGTGAGAAAAAAAAGTAAAGAGTTAGACCCCTATCTTAAAGGTCGTATAGGTGAAGCAAGAATAATACTTGAAGAACTTAGCAAACCATCTAATTTACCGGGTACATCAAAAATTTATTATACAGGTAATTTTAGAAAAGATGTATTAGATAATTACACAGAAATACAATCAGAAAAAATATTTGAATCAATGTTAAAATATAGAAATATACTTGATCTATTCCAATCTAAACTACCATCGTTTACAGATGAAGATGGTGTGGAATGGACTGGTTACGAATATATTGCAAGGGTTAGATAGTGAAAAAAATCAATTGGGACAAAGTGCTAGACAAATCGTGGAAGTGGACGAAGATCATTTTTGCAGTTGGTATTCTTTGTGTTTCAGCATACTGGTACGGTACATTTAAACCTAACAAATGGTCAACTGCTACTGTAACTGCTCAACTAGAACAGTTTTACCTAGAAAAAATTAAAGATTTAGATTTAAGAGAACCTGAATTTACTTATAATAATGATATACAATTCGTAAGAGCAATGCACAAGTGCATAGACTATATTAACTTCACAACACCTAAAGATAAGAGAGTACCTTATGAAATGGTTATAGGTCAGGCAGCGTTAGAGTCTGGTTGGGGTAAGAGTAGATTTGCAACTAAAGGTAACAACCTATTTGGTATTAG